CCCGGAAACAAAGTTGGTATCAAAACACTGAATCCAGATGCAAACCTTCATGTAGTGGGCAATGTCTATGTAAGCTCAAACCTGACAGTGGATACTGACACTCTTCATGTGGACTCCACAACCAATTCCGTTGGTATTGAGACTAAAAACCCACAAGCAAAACTTCATGTAGTGGGTAATGTGTATGTAAGCTCAAATCTGACTGTGGATACCGACACCTTCCACGTAGATGCACTCGGAAACAAGGTTGGTATAAAAACTAAAAATCCAGATGCCGAACTTCACATTGTTGGTAATGCCTATGTGTCATCCAATTTGACCGTAGATACCGACACTCTCCACGTAGACTCCACAACCAATTCCGTTGGTATTGAGACTAAAAACCCACACGCGAATCTTCACGTCGTGGGTAATGTCTATGTAAGCTCGGATCTGACAGTGGATACTGATACTTTTCATGTGGACGTAGAGGACAAGTCCATAGGACTTGGAACGGTGAACCCCGATGCCAATCTTCACGTCGTCGGGAATGTCTACGTCTCTTCAAACTTGACTGTGGGTGAAGATACCCTTCACGTGGATGTAGGGGACAAGTCCATAGGAGTTGGAACGGTGAACCCCGATGCCAATCTTCACGTCGTCGGGAATGTCTATGTGAGTTCCAATACGACCACTGATGGTACTCTCACCCTAAACCATCCCACAACGGCTCTCATCACAGATCTCACATCGAATGTTGAAGTCAAGTTGGACCAGCTTAACAGTGTCACAATAGACGCACTAGAGTCCGACCACATCCTCGTATACGACGGTAACGATTGGATCAATGAGTTTCCGTTGCACACATACATCAAAATTCGAAATGATGCCGGTGTCGATATTGACGCGGGTGATGCCGTTTATGTGAAGGGAACGCACAATTCAAACATCCTTAACGTCGGTCTTGCCCAATCTGATAGTGCCACGACGATGCCTTGTATCGGTCTTTCGAATCAGACCCTAACAGCCGGACAACAGGGTACCGCCGTCGCATACGGTAAAGCTCTCAGCGTTGTCACAGATACGTTCCTCGCAGGTGAGACAGTCTACGTGAGTAACACTGTACCTGGTGGCCTCTCAAATGTTAAACCCTTCAACAACGATCTCATCCAGAATGTTGGTGTCGTGACAAAGGTACACGAAAGTAACGGTGGTGTTTTTGTGACAGGTATCGGTCGTGCAAATGATATCCCTAACGCCGCCATCGTCGCCGATGAGTCGGACATCAACTATGTTTATGTTAACGACCAAAACAACGACCTCAAAAAGATTTTACCCACCAATATATTGACTCAACTTCAGACGTTCGAGCAGGTTTCTGCTGCCGGTAACGTCGTCTCGAATACTATGGAGTTTAATAACGTCACCACTGGTCTCGTGACAACTTCAAACCTTCAAGTGGGTTCAAACATTTCCGTTGGGGGTCTCACCCCTAATAAATTTCCTGTCGTGGGTACCGGAAACTTTTTAGAAGATTCGTTAATTACTCGATCAAATGGTACTATTGTCATTTCGTCAGACTTGCAGATTCTTGGAAACGTCGAAGTCATCGGTAACTCCTATACCGTGGAATCCAACTCTCTTATAATTAGTGACCGTATTCTCGGTATCGCCAACAACAATACTGAGCATGACCTTGATGTCGGTATTATCATGGAATATCCAGGTAAGAATATCGGTCTTATACATCACGGAGCTGCCGTGGATCCCGATGATCCACACGATTACTCATTCACAATCGGTTACACACAAAACACTGTCACGGCAAACCATGTTTTTGATGATGCAAATGTGATTTCAGTCGAAATTCTTGGTAATCTCGTCACACAAAACAATATCACTGTTTCTGAAAACATTTACGTGACGGGAACTTCGGCACTTTCAGGTGATTTGACTGTTGGTGCTGCATCCAACCTCTTTGTGGATGTGAGTACCTCCAATGTTGGTATCAACGAGGGGACACCTTTGCGAAACCTCGACGTTGGAGGTGACGTGAGGGTACAAGATACCACAGATACAACTTCCACAAGTGGAGGCGCCCTTGTGGTTTTGGGTGGTTTGGGGGTGGCTTCAAACATTCACACAACAAATGTCTACGCAGCCTCACATGTGGGTATTGGTACTGTCACGGCCACTACACCTGTACACGTCATGGCGACATCCGCTGGTGGTCTGTACGTCAATGGTGATGGTAATGATGCACGAGTCACCCTAGAAGCCACTGGAACTACAGCAGACCCAGTGACATCCTTCAGTGTCAATGGAGGTGAGTCCTTCTCGGTGGGTATCGACAACTCACTCAATGACACTTTCAATATCGCAAACCACGCATCGGACGTGGGAACAAACGCGAGGCTCACTATGACCCCTGCGGGTATCACGACTATCACGAACACCACGGATGCTACGAGCACAACAGATGGAGCTTTAATAGTTTCAGGTGGTTTGGGGGTCGCTGAAAGTGTCTATGCTACTACATTTAGGGGTACAACTCTCACAGGAACAAACCTTTATGGTACCCTAGCTGGGGCAAATACAGTGGCTACAACTGATCTAACAGCCTCTGGGACTGTAAAGAGTGCAACTCTCACAGGAACAAACCTTTATGGTACCCTAGCTGGGTCGAACACTATGGCTGCGAGTGACATTACAGCCTCCGGGACTGTAAAGGGTGCGACCATCACAGGTACAAACCTCTATGGTACCCTAGCTGGAGCTAATACAGCAGCTATGACTACTTTGTCAGCCTCGGGTGTGGTGACCCTAAGCGATGATACACAGGCGACATCGCCAACTACAGGTGCTCTCCAGGTAGCTGGTGGTGTCGGTATTATGAGAAATATGTACGTTAAGAATGGTCTCATCACCAACACCGCACACGTCTCAAGAAAAACATATTCATACTCAGGTAATCTTGCAACCGGTGTTACGCCAGCAAATGGTAAAATTACATTGACATTTACCAATCATATATTTTATGCTAAAATTATAGCGCAACTTATAGAATCGGATGCCGAAGTTAGTACCCTAATCCTAGAATGTGCAGGAGGGAATTGGACCGGGGGAACACCCCTAACAATTGCAAAGGGTACTCATAATATGTTTGGTGATACAAATAATACAAATCCTTGGAATGCAACTATTAATTTCACTGCAAACACTGTCGATTTCCAACCTAACACTACAATGGCTGATGATGGTCATTACAACATTTTCGTTGAATATACATCTCAGCACGCAGATGGAAAATTATCAACTCTGACAGAAGGTACTACAGAACGCATCAATTGGGGATATTAATTTTGTAGTTATATACTATAATGTCGACAACGAACATTCAGGCGTTTTCGGGTGACGTCGAAGTTGCGGGTGGATTAAACGTAACTGGTACAATGACATCTACAACAGGAGTTGATAAAGTCACACTGGCTACAAATGATTCAGACGCGAACAGACCCGTCGTGTTTGCAACAGGGACAACCGGTGCTCAGAACTTAAGAACGGATCCAGGTCTCACATATAACCCAGCCAATAATTATTTAAACACAACAGCCAACCACGCACAGGATGCGGACTACGCCGCTGAGGCCGGGAAGGTGTATACGGGTAGTCGAGACTCGAACGATACTAATACCCAATACATGTTATTCACAACCAGTCATGCCGATGGTCAAAAAACTCTATACACTGACTCTGGTACATACTATAACCCAGCCAATAATTATTTAAATGTAAATGCAAGCTCGGCGAACAGGGCGAACCACGCACAGGATGCGGACCACGCACAGGATGCGGACCACGCACAGGATGCGGACTACGCCGGTGATGCCGGGAATGTGTATACGGCTAGTCGAGACTCGAACAATACTAATGCCCAATACATGGTATTCACAACCGGTCATGACGATGGTCAAAAAACTCTATACACTGACGCTGGTGCATACTACAATCCATCCACCCAGTATTTACATGTAAATGCAAACTCGGCGAACAGGGCGAACCACGCACAGGATGCGGACTACGCCGCTGATGCCGGGAATGTGTATTCGGGTAGTCGAGACTCGAACAATACTAATGTCCAATACATATTATTCACAACCAGTCATGGCGATGGTCAAAAAGATCTATACACTGACAATGGTTTGTGTTACAATCCATCTTCCGAGGCTATAAATGCAAATCTCTCTGGTAGGGCGAACCACGCACAGGATGCGGACCACGCACAGGATGCGGACGCGGCGAACAGGGCGAACCACGCACAGGATGCGGACCACGCACAGGATGCGGACAACGCGAACCACGCACAGGATGTGGACAGGGCGAACGTCCTCGGTACTTATGTTTACGTCACAAGTTTCGGTGAGCTCGCTTCCAAAGTCACAAGACTACAAATGACAGAAGACGATGACACTACTTATTTCCGATTTAGAAACCAACAGAGTACACTTAGTAGAGAAATTGGTGCCGTGGTACAAGGATATCTACAGGAATATTCCGATGACCGTCTCAAGGTAAACGAACGGGATCTCACCGATGGTTTGGATGTGATTAAACGTCTCAAGCCACAAGTGTACGATAAAAGACCCGATCTCGTCGAAAACCTTGAAAGGGATGGATACAGTGCAGAATCCATAGAGAGGAAGGAGGTGGGTTTCATCGCACAAGATATCTACTATGAAGTACCCGAATTGAAACACATTGTTGATGTGGGTGGGGGTGTCACACCTGCTGAACATATAACTATAGGAGATGACCCCACCGAGGACCCCGATTACTCGAGTTGGGGTAATGTCGCCGCGGGTGTTCGTTATACTGAAATCATCCCGTATAACACCGCTGCCATCCAAGATTTGAGTAATCTTCGTGATTTAGATGTTGACCGTATCACTGTTTTAGAGTCCCAGGTTTCAGATCTTTTAAGCCGTGTACAGACTTTAGAGTCGGGTGGATCCTAGAACCATAAAACCATGACGTTATCGTATATCTGAAAGTGTCATTGTATAATTTATTCGTGTAATGTGGGTGTGTCCAGAATGGTGGGAAGAGTACAGCTTGACCTCTCTTCAACTTAACTGTATAGTTTTGTTCAGGAAAACAAAACTCACCACCTTCATAATCATCGTTTAATGCGATGACAAGACTCATACACCGTAATCGATTTATTGGTACATTTTTTTCCCTCTCATCGTCATATACATTATCTGTATGACAATAAGTTGGTCCATAAATTTGTCTTAAAATTGGTACAGTACAATCATATATCTCAAATCCAATTTTTGTTAACACACGAACTATATTGTTGATAATCGGTTTCACGAATAGGTTCATTTCCGGATTCAGTTTACAAAAGTTCGCTTTCACATTCGTATCTGGATTCATTTCAGTCTCTTCTCGGGCTCCTCTTTGTATAAAATCTATGAGTATTTTACAATCCTTTTCAGAAATCAGATCGTCTACCAGGTAAATGTGTGATTTCTGCATGTTAATTGTTTATATCTATACGTCTTTAATTTGTAGTTTAAAAGCGATCGATACCCTAAGAATACCCGATCTTCTAGATGGAGCACAACCCCGGTGTAAAAGATTTGAATTAAATAAAACTCCTGTATTTTGTAAAGGTTCCACAACGTGAACGCCATTTCTGAACTTGAATTCGGTACATCCACCAATTACATCGACATTTTCCGGATGTATTTCACTCAGGTACAATACGAACGTATAGTGTCCATCCCTGTCATCATCTATATGGAAATCGCCATCTTGTCCATACGTTTGACCGTTGGCATACACGCGCAAAAGTTTAATTTCCCTTTCAAATCTTTTTTCAAGTTTGTTAACAATATGTTCAGAGAAAAATTTGTAATGCATCAGATCTGCATTCCAAAATGTATTCCCATAATCAACTGAGATTCCATTGAAATCCCATTTTAATTTTGAAACGATAGATACAGCTTCTCTGAGATCAGTAGCGTCTAAAACTTCGTCCACCTTTTGTATCATATTATATCTGCTTATACCATCTTTAATTACATTAAAGGTGTGATACAATAAAAGTCCATGAGTGGTAAAATAACAGTCATCGATGATTTTTTAGGACCAAATCAATTATCACAGTGTTTGACTATAGTCGATAATTTGAAGTGGGTGTTTGGTGCACGTTCGCGATATAAAGAGGGGTATAAGTTTTGGTCGTCAGAATTTCAGACAGATGAATGGTTAGTGAATATTACATTAGATAAATTACACAAGACAATTGGACGGGAACGAAAATTTTCTATCATTCGTGCACATGCCAACGGTCAAACGTATGGACAGGATGGTATATTTCACGTTGATAATAGTAAAGACGACCGTTATACATTATTGCTATATATGAGTGATACAGATGGTCATACACAATTTAAAATCGATGGACAGCTCGTAAGTATTGAACCGGTAAAAAATAGAGCCGTTTTTTTTAAGTCCTCTATATTACACAGGGGGGTCGCCCCTTCACGGTATTCTGATCAATTACGGATATCATTAGCTTTTATTGTACAAGAAAATCGTTTCGATGTTTTGAAGAAATGATATCTGTCTCCGTCACAGGAGATACGTTCATTTACAGAATACAATTCACGTCCCAAGGTTAAAAATAAACTCTCCATATAATATAAAATGTCCGGTGGTATTGCCCAACTCGTAGCTGTCGGTGCTCAGGATGTGCACCTTGTCGGTGACCCCCAAGTCAGCTTTTTCCGTTCTACCTACAAGCGTCATACGAACTTCTCCCAAACTGTCGAGCGTCAGGTCATTCAGGGCAACGTCTCCAACAATGGCATGTCCACCATCCGCTTCGAGCGCAAGGGTGACATGCTCAACTATGTCTACCTCATGCCTATTGCGGGTGATGGTCTCTCGGCCAACACCTTCACTGATAACTGGACCGATGTGATCTCCAAGGTTGAGCTTCTCATTGGTGGTCAGGTCATCGATGAACAGGACTCGACCTACTCGACCCTCATCGCCCCCACCCTTTCGGCGTTCTCTTCTTCCAAGTCGACGTCGGCCAGCCTCTATGATGGCATCAGTGCTTCCAAGTTCTACCCTCTCCGGTTCTCCTTCTGTGAGAACTGGCAGTCGGCTCTCCCTCTCATCTCCCTTCAGTACCACGATGTCGAGCTTCGCATCACTTGGGGTGCCGAGGCTGCCGCGAGCAAGTGGGAGGTCTACGCGAACTACGCGTATCTCGACACCCAAGAGCGTGAGGTGTTCGCTTCCCAGCCCCAGAACATGATCATGACCCAGGTCCAGAAGGCGATCTCTTCCAACTCCAAGATCCAGGAGCTCAACTTCAACCACCCAGTCAAGTACATCGCCGCTGGTGATGCTTCGGCGGTCACCATGGTCAGCACCGCGGGTAACAAGCTCAAGCTCCAGATCAACGGTACCGACGTGGCTGACTACAAGTTTGCTGATCCCAACTTCACCACCGTACCCCTCTACTATCACACCTCCCACGGCACCGCCACCCCTGGCACCAAGCTCTTCTTCTACCCTTTCTGCCTCGATGCCGGTAAGCTCCAGCCCACTGGTTCGCTCAACTTCTCGCGCCTCGATTCCGCGCGTATCATTAACGACACCGCCAATTGTGATAAGGATATCTACGCGGTGAACTATAACGTCCTCCGCATCGAAAATGGAATGGGTGGTCTTTTATATTCTAACTAATTACTATATGTGGAAACTCATTTTCCTTCTCGCCATCGTTTTTGTATTGACGTACAATCCTAAATCCAGGACACTCGAAAAGTTTGTTGGTCAGCCCACGCCACCAACACAAAAGTCTTGTGAAAATACGCATTACGAAGCCGTTCAATTTGCTCAGACACCATACGAGTGTCCCACCCCAGGTAAATCTAAAATGGGTGTACTTACTTAAAAGGGAAAGTAGTGTGTAACCTACAAATGATTCAGATGAACCGTGAAAACCTCATGATGCTTGCGACGGCTGTATGTCTCATTGGTATCATTTTCGTGTTCAAGGAACTCAACAAGACAAAGGAAGAGATGAATGGGTTCAGGACATTTTCGGAGCAGTTGGTTCAGCACATGAACAGCCCCGAAATTGAGGAGGAGGGAGATGAGATTGAGACGAATCTGGAGAAAATTGAAGAAAAGAAGGAGGAATAAACATATCGGTATATTGTAACTTGCGAATGCGCAATGAAAAAGTACAAAGCTATCGCAGTACCGGTTAGTTTCGCCACGGGGAAACCTAAATTCCTCACAGTGAGAGACCGTCGATTTAAGGATTGGATTTTTGTCACAGGTGGTTGTAGACGACGTGAAATTTTCAATCCACTTCGATGTGCTCTCAGGGAACTTGAAGAGGAGACGAGAGGTGTAGTATCCTTAAAAAGTGGTGAATATACCGAATTCAAGTTTGTAGTCAAAGAGAGTCCAGGGGTAGATCTCGAATATAATGTCTTTATATTCTTCGTGGATTATTCACTCGCAGAACAACAATCTCAGGTGAAGAAGTTCTATGATGAGAAGCAGAAGACAAATCTAAAGAAGTTGTTGAATCAACCCATAAAGAAAACATACGACGAAAATGATTTTATGAATTACGAAACCCTTGAAGAGTTTAATACAAGGAAAAGATGGAAACTTATTGTGGATAATGTGATTAAGAATCCACAATTTTACGCGTGTATAAGTTCTCACAATAGAAAAACCTTCTCTATTAAATAATGAAGTCCAAGGCTTACATTTTAATGCAGATTGAAGAATTATTGGAAAAGAACCGTGGTCTCTGTGAAGAAGAAATCGAAGAGTGGAAAGAAACGAATAAAGATAAGACAGTCTACGAACTGCTCACCTTTAAGAAACAGTTGTCTCAGGGAAAAGAATTTTCAGATGTTTCTTGCATGAGATGGTTTAGAGAATAACGGTGTACTTCAAGTATGTTTAAGGCTTGGTGTGCATCTCAAAAATTTAACAATGCAACCAATCTATCACATGTGCTCATGGACGGTGGTGTCCTTTCTGTGCCATTTGATAAATTGAATGTCTTTTATGAACAGTATGTAGATGCTGTAAAGCGGGGTGAAAGACTTTACGTCGTCGAACAGAAGAGTGACACGTATAACTTTTTTGTGGACATCGACTACAAGGATGAAAAACCCCTTGAAGTCGATGAAATTCGGAGTATTTGTAAAGTGATTTGTGACAAAGTGAAACGACATGGTGGAAAAGAGTGTCTCATTTCGATCTCACCACCGAAAGAATCTGGTACACTCGTAAAGACTGGTGTACATCTGAATTGGCCAGGTTTCGTAGTTGATCAGGTTTCAGCCCTGGCTCTCCGAGATCATATCCTTTTGGCTCTCTCTACCTTGAATAGTGGTACCGATTGGAACGAAATCATAGATCTCGCTGTTTATGGAAGCGCCAGTCGGAAGACGAAAGGAAGTGGATTTAGAATGCCCTGGTCCTACAAGAGAGCTAAACATAACCCTTGTGGTGGGCAGGGTTGTGAAAAGTGTGAAAAGGGGAGGGTGGACCAATTGGCGTATCTTCCGATATTTCGATATGTTGATGGCCCTCTCAGTACAATTATTCAAATCGATCAAACCCCAAGTGTTGAGATTCTTAAAATGTCAGCGGTTCGTACGGATAAACCCCAAACGACACATGTAGAACCTCCATCAGTCGTGGTAAAAGAGGGTACATTTTCGAACGAACAAACAAAGGATGAACTTCACGATGAAGAAACGAAAGGACTTATACAAGAATATGTTCGCAAACATTTGGAAGGTCAACAAAATTCGTACATCACCAAACTCTTCAAACACAAACAAACCTTCCTTGCTTCGACAAACTCAAAATATTGTGAAAACTTGAAGCGTGAACATGGATCCAATCATATATGGTTTATCATCAGTGGAAATGAAATTATCCAGAAATGTTTTTGTAGATGTGAGACACTTTGGGGAAGACGAGATGGGTTCTGTAAAGACTTTTGTGGGCGTAGACACCTTCTCACTCCAAACATTACCGACAAGCTATATCCCAAAAAAGAACAAATGAAGTACTGCCCAGAAATCAAGAAACGTGTTGAAAAGCCTCCGATTGGGTATGGTAGTATCAAGAAACCCCTAGAAATGTTCATAACGAAAAATATGAAAGCCCCAGAAGGAACACAAGTCGTTAAGATCGAAAAAAACAAGACACACTTCATAGCTCTCACAAGCTCCAAATACTGTGAAACGATTCGGGGTGTACACGAAGATGTTTCGATGTCGTACATCATTAAAGGAAAGGAGATTACGCAGAAGTGTCCAAAATGTAAACGAGGTACACCAAGAACACACGTCTTAAATACCGATATTGTAAAGGTACTTAAACAGTAATTTCTCTATATACTCAAAATGTACAAGACACGAACTGGGCGTCTGATAAAGAAGCCTGTTACATTTCAACCAACTGAAACGGATCTGGTGGACGATTATGCCGTAGATGATCATGATACAGACTTTGATTCTGACCTTGACACAGAAGATGAAGAGGAATATACCTCAGATGAAGACGACGACGAAGACGATATGGATGAAAATGGTAATCTCAAAGACTTCGTCGTGGATGATGAGAGTGAGTCAGAAGACGCTTAAAAAAAACAATGGTAAAATTAGAAATGGAGACTGACATTGGAAACCCAATTGATTATGACCCATCCGTTGATCCTTTAAATAATGAAAAGATGGATGACACTGTTCAGGAAGAACAGCAATATTACAACGACTACAATATGCAAGTTCCACAATCATTCCCCCCTCCACCCCCTCCTCCATCACAGTCAGACAAGAATGATTTTCTCTCCAGTATTGATAAGTCGACTTGGATTATAGCATTTGCAGTATTCCTTTTAGGCTTTTTTATGGGGAAAACCATGCAGCCAGTGATCCTCCGGTACACTTGAGTAGGCGACAAAAGTCCCTATATCACCATAAATAGGTTTAATATTTCCTGACTCACCCATTTTAATGAGTTGAGTTGGATATGTAGGAATGATAAACGCATCATCTGTATCCTCAATGAAACCAGCAGTCGTCGAAGCTTCTGGCTCTGAAACTGTTTTGCTTTTTAAATTATATTTCGGTTTAAAAAACAAAATAAAGAAAGCTCCTACGAGGAGTATCGTGATGATAATCCGGAACATTCCGTTTATTGTATGTGAATATTTTTATCTAAAAACAATGGTATACTGTTATTTTTAGACAAAGGATAATTAGGTGTTTTTTTTTTGCTTAGACCGACTCCCCATCCTCCTTAATTTCCCCCATCTTTCCATCGGTCGAAGCCTCAGCCTCAGCCTCGCGCTTCTTCTGACGCTCCTCCATCTCCTTTGCGACGATCGCATCAGCTTCCTTGACAAGCTCTTCCATAGGAGTATCCGGCTTTTCCTTCTTGAGACGCTCGAGTACTTCGGCAGGGTGAGAAATAGGCGCTTCGTCAGGCTTGGTGTAAAACCTGGAGTTCTCATCACCGGGTGTGTAACCAATCTTCGTATCCATCATTCCCTGCTTACGTTCCTGGAACATACGAGCAGCCTGTGCCTGGTTCTCACGGTAACCGGTCATGATCTCCTCAAGCTTATCATTCGTGTAGTGAACATCCTCAATCTTGGAAGAATCCGGGGGGATGAGAAGCCACTTGTACATGTCTACGACGTAGATGTCGAAAGTGGGATCCTCCCTTTGAAGACGCTTTGCATGGTTAGCCGCCTCGTCACGAGTCCCGAACGCACCACGAATCTTGATACCAAACTTATCAGTCTTCTGGGGTGCATCTGGGCCGACGACGGAGAGGCAGGCAAAAATCTGACCAGGAACGGTAGTGTAATCTTGTTCAAGAGACATTATACTTATGTAAGTGTTTAAAACTTTAAGCTTCCTAAGTAAGGCTATTAAAAACACGAAACTATACTTAAATATGGAGGAGATTCGAAAGAATCACAATGATGCCAAGAGGAGTCTCATACAGAGTGTCGCCCGGGAGGGTCAACACATCCTTGATGTTGGTTGTGGTTTTGGCGGAGATCTTCAGAAATGGTCAAAGTGTGGTGTCAATATAAACATGTGTGATCCAGAACCAGATGCTCTTGAAGAGGCTCGGTCAAGGGCGAAGAATATGCATATGCGGGTGAATTTTTACGAGGGTGACATACACAACTGTCCAAACAGAAAATTTGACATCGTGTGCTTCAATTTTTCACTTCATTACATCTTTGGGTCAAGAGGGTTGTTCATGAGTTCAATCAGGGAGATCAAAAAACGTATGAAACCTGGTGGTCTTCTCATAGGTATCATCCCAGATTCGGAAAAAATCATTTTCAAAACACCTTACCAAGATGATACTGGTACCTTTTTCAAAATGAAAGACCACGGAAATGGTGGCTTTGGTGAAAAATTGTTCGTACATCTGGCTGACACACCATATTACGCAGAAGGACCAAAATCCGAACCGGTAGCATACAAGGATCACCTGGTCACTGGTTTGGAAGATCTGGGATTTAGATTACAACTTTGGGAGGGACTCTCAGGAAATCCCATCTCAGAATTGTATAGCAAATTTATCTTTGTCTATAACAGATGATAGCTCTGGCTTTACTTATTGTCATAAATCTTTTTATTCTCAAAATGACACGTGAACCATCAGTCCTCGTGGAAGTGAGGCAACGATACAAGAAACTTCGTGATCACATCATCGAAACGAAGAATGAAAAGTATCGGATGCTCACAACCCCCGTGCCCCTCACAGGAATGCAACGAATGAAGGAGAGTGTGGGCTACAACACCAACAAGGGTGCGGAAATTGTCGTGTGTCTGGACGGTACAGTGAACGATGTGTTCCACGTGTTGATCCACGAATTGGCTCATTGTACCGTGAAGGAATATTCTCATTCGGAATTATTCTGGCAAAACTATGTTGAACTTCGTGACATGTGTGTAAAGCTTGGGATATACGAACAGATCCCGGAACGTAAGGAGTTTTGTGGCCAGCACATCCAGGATAAATAATCTCTGTGTACTTTAAATGAAAACACCAGTCAGTGTACTACTGATGGCCATCGCATACTGGATAGTCATCTATGGGGTCACAATAGTACCTCAATATGTAACAAACTATTACGTCAACCTTTTGTGGATGACTGTAGTGATACCAAATGTATTTCGTTTTGCTGTCGGTAACATCCCCCGTCTCGCAGTGGATCGTGTATTTTTCTTGACCGCGACACTCATTGGTCTCGTGCTGACTTTCCTGATCAACCAGATTTCGAAGGAAACGAAGGATGCGATGACTGATCCCAATGCTTCTAACAACAAGAAACTTAAATTGAGTGGCTTGTTGGTAGGGACATTCGCAGCAGGAGCCCTTGCGACGTATTTTGCGGGTATTGATACCTCGATTTACAGTAATATGGGCTGGGAAACAACCGTCTAAGGCTTAACAATGTAATCCTTGACAACATAGAAGGCCACAGCCGCCACAACACCGGTGGTGGCAAGACCAACCATACTCCTACCCCCTTGTTCGTTAAGGAACTTGGGGATAGAGGTCGCAAGACGGTCCTGTACAGGCTTACTCACAGCGGCGGCGGTGCACGCAGCGACGACGAGGGCAGTGAGCTGATCATCAGTGAGATTAAGGGGGTTCTTCTTCTCAGGCTCGGGGGGAGCTTGGGGAACTGGGTAAGCGCCCTGGGGTTGGGGAGCGGTCATTTGGGGCATAACACCTTGCATGCGAGGCTCCTCGGTCATCATAGGGGGTTCCATCATAATATCGTTAATGGGAGTAGAATCCATCGTCTCTTTACTTTGTACCATATTTTTTTCAGCTTTAAAAGACGTAGAAGGATTATCATGAAGAGGAACCATTCCTTCTCCGTCATCGGAAAGATTCATAGTGTGTACTTGGTCTGAAGCCATCTATTATATCACTGTGATTTTTGAATTCAATACTCAACGCGTCTTTGTGATTTTAAGACTGGTCTTCTTCGTCGCCTTCTTGGCATCATCTTCCTTCTGTTGGAGATGTTTAGGATTATACATCTTCTTATGAAGTCTCCATAGATCTGGACCCCCAACCCTAAAATTCTTTCTGACTGTGGCCTTGTACCAAAACACACAATCCTGAATCCTGTTAGACTTGACTGTATTGTCTAACACGAGACATTCGTAGTTTTCCGTACATGCATCCATGACCTTACAGAACATATCGAAAGAAGGGAAGATACCAAAAAAGGACTTGTACAATTTTTCTCGATTCTGAATGATATTCTCCCTGAGGATAAACACATAGTCAACATTCGCGCGAAGGGCTGGTGGAAGATCCATAACGTACTGCATCGTCAACATGAAGAAGATCTTCCAGTGACGACCATTCATGAAACATTGTCGAATACATGTATCCTTGAGGAACTTTGAATCATACATACAGTCATCTAAAAGCATGAAAGCTCCACAATTTGTCTTTCCTGAACCTACAAGTTTACGTTGTCTCGCCATGACTCTTTCAATAGCGTCTCGGTCGTAATCACCATAAATGAACAAATCTGGGATAAAATCTGAATAAAAGTGATTCCCTTCCTCTGTCCCAGAAAGAACTATACCCGCTGGGAGATGTTTCTTATGGAACATGATATCTTTCACAAGAGTCGATTTACCCGTATTACGCTTACCGATGAAAACACACACCCTATCATCTGAAATGGTCTCGGGTTTGAATTTTCTCAGCTGAAGATTCATTCTACTCTAGTGTCTCGTTTTATTTACCAAAATTTTACTCATATATAGTAGGAATGGCTGGTCGTCTGAGACTTGCCGCCACCGGAGTCCAAGACCAATGGCTCACAGGTGAACCACAATTTTCATATTTCCTGACGAATTTCAAAAGACACACGAAGTTCGCATTCGACTTTGTGGAAAGTCAGTTTGATAGACAAATCGACTTTGGAAAGATTGTGACTTGTAATATTCCAAACGACAAAGGTGATCTCGTCAGTAACTTTACACTTAAAGTCACGTTACAAGATCCAACCCCTGATGCGGGTGGACAAAACACGACTATATGGTGCCCTTCTGTGATAACCCATCTTATCGAGCACGCAGAACTTCTCATCGGTGGTCAGCCTATTGAAAAGATCACAGGCGAGTACATCTATATGCATCAACAACTTCAGAACACGAATGATGACATAGATCAAACTCTTTACTTTCTGAATGGTCACGGAAATATACTCAGTTATCAGTCTGGTACACCATACACATATTTCATCGATCTCCCATTCTATTTCTATAGAAATCCATCCCTTGCTATACCGACTTGCGCCCTCACAAAACAGGTTGTCGAAGTGAGAATCAAACTCAGACCACTCGCAGATCTCATATTTGGGGGTGCTTCGTCTGGTGTTATCAGTTCAATTCAGAAGTTTTCGATTGATACAGAGTTTGTTTATGTGACACCCGATGAAAAAAACTTTTTGATGTCTCGACCACTTGATTATGTCATCACACAGGTTCAACTTGCTCAATTCAAAATGAAAGCTGGTGAAAATGAAAAGTCTGTGATGCTCAACTTTTCACACCCAGTCAAAGAGTTGTACTTTGTTTCACAATCTGAGGAATCCGTTCAAAATAACTACCCAAATGAATATAATACCATAACGACTGCTGAGCTGAGGTTCAATAATGAGGTTGTCTTCAAAAGGGACTCGAAGTTCTTGGTGTATGAACAATCACTCAAGCATCACGTAAACTGTCCACTCGCAACTGAAACTACACCATCGGCACCTTTTGATAGTTCTCAGTACACCTTTGGACCTGCAAAGTTTGGGATGTACTCATTTGCACTGAAACCCGAATCACCCCACCCAACCGGTCAAGTGAACATGAGTAGGATTTCACATAAACTCTTGACGATTAAGATAGATCCCATAAACCAGGTGGATGATAATAACACGAGAGTATACGCAATTAACTATAATGTTTTACGTGTTGAGAGTGGTTTAGCAGGATTAAAATTTTAGATAGATATAGTAGTAATGGCTGGACAAGTTCAACTTGCTGCCTCTGGACCCCAAGAGCAGTTTTTTACATTGAATCCAGACTACAGTTATTTTGTAGAAAGTTTCAAGAAACATTCAAACTTTTCTACACAGTATGTTGATGTGGATCCAGAAAACCAGGTAAATCTTGGAAGTAAAGTTCGGTTTAAGATACCACAGAACCAAGGTGATCTTTTGAAAACACTCAGTGTAAAGTTCACTCTTCCAGCTTTGAGTAGTAGTATGGTGTATATAGAATCCGTCGGTCACGCACTCATAGAGTATGTAGATCTTATCATAGGTGGGACAGTTGTACAACGTCTCACTAGTGACTATCTACAGATATATTCTGAACACTATGTTACCCAAACGAAACAACAAGCTCTTGAACAGTTGATTGGAAAATATCCATTGAGAACATCGGATAAACTTGTTTCTCAAGTGACTGGTAACGCTGGTATAATTATTCACAATACACTTGGTTTGGGTACAGATGAAAGCTTTTTTGTAGATCTTCCATTCTATTTTCACCAACACCCAGAATTGGCGATACCCTTGTGTGCCTTAAAAAATCAAGAAGTTGAGGTGGAATTTAAATTGAGGAACGCTCAGGATGTTGTTGTCAAAGTCACTGGTAATTATGAAAAACTTGAACAAGATGTAAATGTTTCAGATTTTAAGTTGTGTACAGAGGTTGTCTACATCGACTGTGCCGAGAGAGTGAAAATACAAAACACCAAGAGAGATTATCTAATTACCCAAATTCAACAAAATACATTCGATGTTGGTGTTGGTGTGAATGAGGGTACGTTCAAACTCGATTTCATAAATCCAGTCAAAGAATTGTACTTTGTTGTTCAGAGACAGGGGACTGCAGGGGATGGAGTTACACAGGGGAATTTCGTAACACCATTTGATTATGATAATCTGTACGCGGTCATAGATGATAAACTCATTCTTTATGAAAATCTCGACTACCTCACACTCACATTCGACGGTCAAGATATTATTACACAGGATACTGGAAATGTTCTGTTTCTCAAAGCTATACAGGCGGCGATTCATCATTCTAAAACGCAGTTGATTCGAAGATTCTACTCTTACAGTTTTGCACTTCAGCCAGAGGAATGGTATCCAACAGGCCAAATTAATTTGAGTCTGATAAAAGAACAACTTCTCACTATGAACCTAACAAGTAGTCCTGATTTTGCACGCCAAATTCGTGTATATGCAGAGAGTTATAACATTTTACGCGTAAGTGAGGGAATTGCGGAAACCCTTTTTAACGTTAAATATTAAAGATGAATATGCAAACTGGTTTTGGGGAATCCCAAATGGCGGAAGAGTACGTTAAGAGTATGATTGATATTCTCCTACCTGTGATGGAAAAGGGTATGTTATTCGCAGTCGAATATTCGAAAGCTTGTGGAAGAGATGTTGTACTTCCAGAAGACATGGAATATGCAATTAAGTATTGTGCAATGTATACAGTTGGTCAGGATATTGGTACGCTTTTCCCAGATATCTATGATGAAGAGGAGTCGGATGAAGATGACATCGAAGACGTCCCAGACGAGGACTGCCCACCCTTTGAAAGATACACAGGAGATGATGAACGCTTCATCCTCATGAACCAGGCGTATGATCGTTGGGAATCTTGGATTCCTCAAAATCCGACAGAACAGATGTTAAAAAATGCTATTAATAGTAATGAGCACCTCGGAGCCTGAAGCATGGTCATTCTCTGAAGATAAGTTTAAAAAGTACGAATCTGAGAACAGCTCTAGTGAAGAATCATCTGATGATGAACAACTCTTCTCAAAAACAAGAACAATCAAAACAAAAAAGTTTAAAAAAATGGTAAAAAAAGAGAAACTCTCATTCGAATAATTTTCTCAGGATACTGTATAACATACACAATGGAAGCTGCTCGCAACCAAGCCGTTGAAACCGTCAACCTCGTTACCCAGGAGCTCGAGACCCAGTCGCTCAACGCGATCGTCGCGGGTTTCTCCTTCGCCGCTGCTATGTCCTGGATGGATCTCGTCCGTTGGGTCATCAGCCAGGTGATCAAGGTACCCAAGAATGGTGGTACCCAGTACACCCTCACCGCGATCCTCACCACTCTCCTCTCGATCGCTGTCTACATGATCGTGTCTCGTGTGTCCACTCGCGTGTCCAAGCCTGCTCAGCCTGTCTTCGCCATCACCCGGTAAGTTCTTTTGGACTTCCCAGACATTAGGGCTATCAATATCAACCCGAAAACTATGACGATACCGACATAGATTTTCCATTTATAAGGATCCTTTTCAGGGATGCTTATAGATGTCTTCTCCTCAACCTCCTCCTCCTTCTTCTCATCCTTCAAGGAAACTTTTGGTAGATTCTTTAGTTTATCCGTAGAACATGTAATTTCGAATTTCAATATATGTTCCTGATTCATAAAATCATAAGGAATCAATCTTCCGTGACTCATATAGAAAAATTCAACGTGAATGTTCTTGATGTATTTTAGGGGACCGGTGTGAAAATGGTGTGTAAGAATATCATCGGCACCGTTAAAGTTTATAAAGTCTGAACCATCCAATAAGATGTGACCAGTATAAAATGGTGTTAACGTGTATACACTTTGTGTAAATTCATCTGATCCACTCGAAAGTTTCATAACGAGTGTATTCGGTCCTAGAAGATTGACAGCACCCGAAGTCAATACATTACTCGACGAAGCATAATCATTTGAACCGAAACCGAGTACTTGGTGTGGTGTTGTGGTCGTAGACGATTCTTTAAGGTATCCGTTATCTCCTGTGTAAAACTCCAATGCGAAAGTGTTTGATGTACCAACATTTGAAAATGTCAATCTTTTTGTGTCTGTGTCAAAATTGACTTCGCTAATATTGGAAACGGGTGGGGCGAGTTCAGCTTCGAGATGTGTAGCTAAATCACCACCAGTGGGATAATCAGCGTTTGTCAATGTAACAGTTTGTCCATCTACACTGAAAGTGTTATTGGTTGCACATATAGTCAATTGTGGTGTGGGAATACGAGCCGACACGAGTTTGATTTCGGACACATCATAGATTGGATTCTCTAGGGTAATGACATAATTATTCGGATTCGAATATGTGTTGGAATAGGCGTCAATTACATATGTACCTTCACTGTCATAATACGAATTTGATGCGACAATCTCGACTCCCCGCTGACTACTATCAATAGATAGGTTATGTACCTTCATTAAAATATAGGGATAATATTTTAATGACTGTTTTCGTCTACATACAAAGTATTACTGGTAAAGACTGTGTGCAAGGGGGTTGTTCTGGAGCTGCCTCTTAGCCACATCCAGGTTTCTCGTGTTAGGGTTCTCGTTACCCTTATAGGCGTTGAACTGGTGGAAAGGTTTCTGTTGATAGTTTTGGGTCCACGCACCATTCGCAGCACTCACACGACCATCGACACGAGTTGTGTCTGTCCGAACCGCAGTGAGGGCGCCACCCTGCTTGAGCGCCGACTCGCGAACATTCATACGACCAGCGTTACCCATACGGTTAGGCTTGCCACGACGATCCTCTGGACGGAAACCATACCTCATGAGTTGCTCATTCGTCTTCGCGGTCACCTGAGCAGCAGCACTACTGGTGTACGCGCCATGGTGGCTATGAATACCTGGGGCGGGTCGGTTGTAATACTCATACTGCATATCATTGCGATCAGTCTTGAAACGTGTAGGATCCTGGGACATTGTTTGAGCGGAAACGAAGCGTTTAGCCCCATTGAAACCTAAACCATCTTCGCGAAGACCAGTCTCCGAGCGGTTGGTAGTACGCTTGGTCCTTTCGTGTTCATTGCGAGGCACAACACCCGACATTCCCTGAGCGCGGCCAGGCATAGTAGGCAACCTGGATGGAAGGTACGCAGTTGTCTCCGGTTTGTTGTGGGTGAGCTCACCAACCTTAGCCGAACGGCCACCGGTCACATCCCGAGCTGGACCAGTGCGCCCTGGGAGAGTGGTCAACCTGTACGCACCAACATTTACGGGGTTGACCCTAAACATCTGCTGATGACCCCCAACGGCGGGAACATTGGCACCCACGCCAAGGCCTGGACCAACAAGTTGCTTTTCAACTGGAGAAAGATTGTTCATTCGACCGGTATCATACATACGGTTTCGCATGTTCAAGACTTCTTGACCACCACTTCTTTGTTGCTTAGAAATGTCGGCAAAGCTTTCCATTTCTCGTTTACGGGGAACTTCCATCGTTGGTTCGAAATTTGTAGTTTCGACAATTTCAGGAGTCTTTATGACGGGTACTTCATTATCAACCTTAGGTGGAACTGATTTAGTACTTAAGTTGCGTCCAGCGTACACGAGACCGGCTACAGCCATAAGTGAAATGGGATCAGCCATTCTTACTTCTTACCTACATTTTTATTAACATATCTTTGCTGGAAAAGACCGTTCTGGAGTTCGGCCCGTGTACTCGCAGGTTCATATCGAATCGTGCGAAGGGGGGTCTTGCACTCCATGTTGGACAGTGGGAACAAGTTGCGCTCATATGTCTGAACGATATTCTTGTTGAAACGGGAAGTCGATTGGGGACGAAGTTCATCACTTGTATTGATGTACTGAGCTGGGGAACCCTTACCCGCCTTGTAGGGGGCGGTACCGTACAACATAGTGTTGGGTCGGCAACCACCACAGTTTAGGGTACTGGGCTGAGGATACACGAAAATCTCGTCAGTCGCCTTGACGGGAGGGACAGCCCCCTTGTTTTGAACTATGGAAAGACCAGGTTGGAGCTGATACGCCATTTATTATTACACAAGAATATTAATCTATCTCCCAAACATTCCCGATCGCTTATCTCCATTGGGAGCGAGACCCGAGAATGCCTCGAGTTGGACACCACGGGCATCAGGGCTACAGAATTGTGTGTCACTCTTACACATCGGACCATTCTTGGGACCATAAAGCCACTCAGCGAAAGCTGTCTGATCTCCTGGAATTTTAGTTACAGGGTTTGAAATAAATTGACGCTCTGCAGCATTTCTAAGATACTTGGGCATTGGTGTACGGGATCGCCCAGAATCATAAGGGATGCGATCGCTGATATAGTTGTTCACGAATGGCTTCACAGTGGGGTAGTAACAAGCCTCTAAACGATTGGGGGCGTCAGTGTAATCTGTAATCAGTACATTTGCCATTGGGTTGTCCTCCGTTGGTTTTTGGCATGTGGAACCCTTGACACCCGAACCATACGTCTCCTTTACCATTTTAGACCTGTACAAGACAAAGATCACTGCAATCACCGTAGCACCCAATACGAAAATACGAGGATCACGACGAGTCAGATAAAGAATGCAACTGACATAGATGACAAAACGGGAAGCGGCGTTCACCCGGTCTTCTGGAGTTTGTTCCGAAGTTGGCCAAAATTGAGCAACCTGGTCGGCTCGAATGAGCTGCTGAGGATCGTCAAACCAGGCCTTCATTTAATATATGTACAGGTTTATTTTTTGGGTAGACCACCAAGCATGCTACCCATCATCTTCATAAGAGCATCCTGGTCCAGTTCACCACCATCAGTCTCCATCTTGTCAGCACATTCCTTAGCGATACCCTCAATCATCTTGAGGGTGTCGTCAGGAATGGACGTGATAGTAGTACCAAGCATGTAGAGTGTCTGGAGATACTGCCATGTCGCACCCTTGGTATTGACAGACATGCGCTCCCAATACGACTTGATGTTGAGATCCTTGAGGAAATCAATCGTCTCAATCTCCTTGAGTAGGAAGGATTCATCCTTCGCCGAAATCTTTTCAGCATAAGGAGTGACACCCTTCATGAAAGCGTCCACAACGAGACGTGGGTTTGTAGACTTCAGTACATCAAACGAAGTCATCATCTTCTTAACACCTTTTTCCTCTGGAAAAGTCTTGTGCAATTCCACAAGAAATTGACCCATCATATCATTGAAAGCAGTGACAGACGCCATTTTCTTATTATATTCGTGTAATCTTTAAGTTTAGAAAGGCTCACTAGAAATAGTCTCACGTTGACCAATGCCACCAGAAATGATGAAAAACACCAGAATCGCGTTAAGAGCTGCAGGTTTAGTGTATTTGTTCAATTCCAACTTTCCTTCATTGTTCAAGTATGCTTTGAGATGAATGTACCCCGCGGTGATACCACCAGCAATGAGAGCGGCGCTCATCGGGTCGCGTAAATAATCGGAGATCTCCATTTAATTATACCTAGGATTTTTTGTACGCTGCTCTGGTGCATCACCGAAAAGTACATCATCTTCTTCCTGAGGTTGCTCCACAGGTTCAGGTGCTTGAACACCTGGAACAGTCTTAAATTCATTCTCAAGACCAGTGGGCATTGGCTCGCCAATAGGCTCAGGCTCGCCAATAGGCTCGGGCTCACCCATAGGCTCGGGCTCACCCATCGGCTCGGGCTCACCCATAGGCTCGGGCTCACCCATCGGCTCGGGCTCGGGTAGATCATCTTCGATAACATCTGGATCAATGCCATCCTGAATCTCACCATCAAGGGAAATGTCACGGTTATCCTGAGACATGTATGTTTGAAGAATCTGTTGTACAGGAATCAACTCTTTCACAGTGCTTTCGATACAGGTGCAAAAACGCATAGTCAGTTTTTCGTCGCGCAGATATTCACTCTGCTCTTCGTGGAAAATGTATGGATCCTTGTAAATATCCTTCGCGATGTTGTTGTAACACGTCTGAATGAAAACCTCCTCAGTGGGAAGTTTGAGAGAAATCTTTTTGTTGTCCGCCTTGAGACGAACGGAGGATAGGATTTTAGTGCACGCTACAAATACAGCGGCTAAGAGGTCACCAAACCAGGCACATCGCCCAGTGATGTTATCCGAATGTCTTTTAGACATAGCGTTTGACCAGTTTGGAACTTCTTTAAGGATTTTCTGAAACATGATCAACACCTGTTTCCCTTTGGAAGTTTTAACTGCTTCATTGTACATTTCCTCGAATACTTCAATCATAGGTGGACACATAATGAGGCAGAGTTGTCCAAGATACTCTTTCTTCGCCTCGACCATAATACTCAAATTGTCCATTTATGATTAAAGGGGGTTTTAAATCATCGCTTCCTACGCACTCCGCCTGTATTTGTTTGCAATCTTCTTGAGATTCATCAGATTTGGGAAGTCTCCTTCTTCCTCATCTTGTTCTCTTCTTTCCTTCTTCTTTTTTGGTTTTGACCACGTGATATAGATGTCATAGTCGCTCACAAGCTGCACTGTAAAACCTCCCAAAGCGAACTGTCTGGCCACATATCTCGCAGCAGCTGAGCGATCGAACGCTGGATAGCCTATGAGAAATGTTGGTATAGTCATGAACAGTTGTTTATGTCCGAGTTCTACTGATTGTTTTATTTTGGTAGAAAATTGAGTGTAGATTTTCATGTAAATTTCTTTACGAATCTGTTTGCGCTTGTCATCTATCTTGACAACATCATTGATGCTCAACATTACAATTACTGCAATTTATTTTTCACCGATTCCAACTCAGTACTCTTGGGCATGGCAACTTCCTTGACCAGATCATACTTGACAAATTCTTTACCTTCAGATCCCTCCGTGAATGGTTTGATATTTTGGGGAGTCTGGACACCAAGGGGTTGGGTCCTAAGGGAAATAATCCGAATCTTCCCATTTTCAACTTCATACGAAACAGCCACCGAGAACCCATAGGAAAATCCACCCTTTTTCATCGTCATGAACATACATTCATAAATCTCCTTGTCGTCACCCTTGTAGTGTTTGACTGTGGTAGTTTCTATGATATACGTGCACAATCCGGTACGCTTGGAAATTTCTTTGTTCGCCATGAGAACAAAGTCTTCCATCATATCATTGTCAACCTTAGCTTCGACTTCCTGGTATCCTGTAAGATTTGGTCTGGGATCATCCAGTTTCACAGAAATCCTAGGCTTGGTGTACCCTGAGAGACCAAATGTCTCAGTAAACTTTTCATGATTGGTCGTCAGAAGGAGAACTACCAGGACCAGAATGAATACAAGTAAATAGTTCATCTTTACTACTATGCGTTAATTTTTTTTTACAAAATACCCAATAGATATTAGATGTCTCTGCTGATATATAGTCCCCGGTGTAAACACTCTATGGAAGTGATTGAATATATCAACAAACACAAACAGCTGAAACAACTTGTGCATTATCACAATATCAATACACAGGGTGTACCCCCAAACTACAGAAACAAAATCAACCGTGTACCGACTATGCTCACGAAAAATGGTAAGATTCTCGTGGGTAATGAAATCAAGAACTGGCTTGACTCCCTTCTACCCAAAAAGGAGGTTGAACAAGTTTCAATTGGTGGATTTGGGGGTTCAATGTCAAGTCTTGATGGAAAAGATAACAATTCTAATATGTTTCGGCTTGATGATTATGGACAATCCCTCCAGCCAGCTATGACCAAAGAACTTGAAGAGAAAATCAGTCGAGATGTCTCTAAGGGTGTGGCGTATACAGATTTAAAGATGTAACGCACTAATACGAGTAGATATGAAACTTGTGACGATCCAAGCTTCCGCTTTTAAGTCGACGTTCGAAGTTCTGAAGGATATCCTGAATGATGTAAATATCTACTTCAAACCAGATGGTATGTATGTTGTCACTCTAGACACTGCACGCACATCTCTCGTAGATATGTTTCTCTCAGCAGACAACTTTGAAGAATATCAATGTGATCAAGATGAAGTCATCGCAGGTATCAATATATCAAACACGTTCAAACTTCTTAAGACGATCACGAATAATGATGTCCTGAAGATTGAGATTAATTCAAAAGAGTATATGAACATCGAAATCACCAGCGAATCTAAGAAGACGAGTTCAACTTTTCAACTCAAACTCCTGGATATCAACGAGAGTCGGATCGAAGTGCCTGAAATTGAAATGTCTACGATTACCACACTCCCATCCGCAGACTTTCAGCGTCTCTGTCGCGATATGTCTAACATTGGAACAGATATTGAGATTAAACGGTCTGGAAAACAAATCAATTTCAGTTGTCAAGGAGACTTTGCAAACCAGGACACCTCGATTGAGTGTACCGAGGAAAGTCAGACAATTACAGGACTCTATAGTCTTAAATATTTGAATATCTTTACAAAGGCGACGAGTATGTGTGCGTCTGTGCAAATTATTCAGGAAACGGGGAATAGATTTTTGATTTTGAAGTACAATGTTGCCAATTTGGGTGAACTTAAATTTTACCTGGCGACTAAGGTATCTGAAGATTAGTGGTAAAGTCATCGAGGGTTGATAGGGTCTTCTTCATACCTAGGGTATTGGAAAGGATGATCTTCGGAAATCTCTCCTTGAGTACCTCTCTGTCGTAAAATAGAAAATGTTCGAGTGGAACCTTTTGGCCGTGGAAATCGTTCCGAGGTCCAGAGTATCGTTTCACCTTTTCAGTAATGTCTCGCATCGGTTTATCATCGTGATCAACGATCCAGGCACTACTCAAAGGGATACTAAAGTGCATTGCAGTGTCTTCCCCCTGACCAGGTTTGAAATTGATATCATTCGAGATACTCGTATACTTCTTACCATTAAAGTAATACTTTACCCGGAGGATTATGTACTTGACATTTTGTGGAACTATCGTTTTACGAAATTTCATACCTGTAACATTAGTGTAGTAACCATCAAGAATTCCATCTTCCCAATCTTTACTTTCTTTCATCCAAAAATCATCTTCAATCATATAGTCCAAGTCATGATCTATCACATATTCAAGTTCTTCAGAGATGATCGTGTAATCTCTGGGTGTGACGATGTATTTATAGAAGAAGAAAATACTACTTAAAAGTTTGGTAAGCATCTCTTTATAGGAATGGAAGGTAATTTTTTAAGTAGATATAATAATCGAATAGAAGAATGGAACCTATCTATACGTAAAGACCCACTGAACAGAAAAAGGTATGAATCTGAGATGGCCGAGTACATTATGAAATGTATGCCCTATTTAGATCAACACGTAGACGATGGTGATGAGAAGACAAACACGGATAATATTTTCAATGTCAAGGAAACTGTCGGTCTACAAAGAAAGGATATCTTCACCGACTATCTCATAGACGTTGAAAAGAAAAATATAGCCAAACCGCAACAACGCACTATGGATGTATGTAAAACGTGTGTGTATAGCAATATCATCCACTTTCACGACACGAGTGATCTTGTATGTGATGGGTGTGGGGCTATAGTTGCCGCACTTATCAGTGAAGAGTTGACATACCGAGAGGAACAAGAAACGTCAGAAAAGATTGTAAACTATTCATACAAAAGAGAAAATCACTTTAACGAATGGTTGTCACAGTTTCAGGCACAAGAGATGACAAACATACCCGCTGAAGTCATCGATCAATTGAGATCAGAACTCAAAAAGATGAAAATCAAAAACCTCGAAGATATCACACACGCAAAGATTCGGGGACTCTTGAAAAAGTTGAGACTTAATAAATACTATGAACACGTCCCTTACATAACAAATATCCTAAATGGTATCAAACCCCCAAATATGCCCCAAGAGTTGGAAGAATATCTTCGTATCATGTTCAAAGATATCCAGAAACCATTCGATGACAATTGTCCTACAGAGAGGAAAAACTTTCTCAGCTACTCCTATGTCCTCTATAAATTCTGTGAACTTTTAGGTGAAGACGATTACCTCCAATACTTTCCACTCCTCAAGTCTAAAGAAAAGTTGTATCAACAGGATGTCATTTGGAATAAGATCTGTCACGATTTAAAATGGGAATTTATTCCGACAGTTTAAAGATTTTATGTCTTTAACAATTAATGCCAGTTCTCAAAGGTGATAAACAATGCCCAAACTTTTTAGTGTGTCGTAAAATGTATGATCCTAGCTTAAAAGTGTGTGGTCCCTGCTTTTGGAGGTTTAATAACGAAATCTTAGAATTCAAAAATGGTGAATGTCCAATTTGTTTCGAAAATACAGATTGTGTAAAATTTATGAAATGTTCACACTTTGTATGTGTAAAATGTTACGATAAACTTGATAAGTGTCCAATGTGTCGCCAAGATCCAGAAGAGTTTGACAAATTGTTGAAAACCTAAGTGTACCACGAATCCTTAGGATTTTAAGAAAAACGAAGATGCAGCTCGCTCAGTTTGTGAAGACCTCTCCATACTTCCACAACGATGGGAGACTTCGTGTTCCCACTCAAGAGGTGTTGCTTCAAAGGTTGACAAACTACGACGGTAAGAATGTATCTTTGTATGAAAACTGTCTCGAGGTTCCAGCTACTTCGGATACCAAGACGGTGGCTTCACTCATAGCGGATCAGCAGTCGGTCTACACAGCCTACTACTACCCGAATGGACAAAGAGAACCTTACCATGGATGGAAGCCTGAAGATGCGATGAGTTATATCCTGTCACTTTTTGAAGGTAAACAGACCCATACTACATGGATCTTCAACTGTGTTCGTGAAGGAGAAAGAGATGTGACCTACATCTTGGACGCCGGTCATCGATTCTTCAATCTCATGCTTTTCCTCGACGACGGCTTCGCTGTGAAGGGACGTAAGTGGTCCCAATGGAAGATCCACGAACGTCAGTACTTTCTCCAGATTAAGATTCAGGTTGCAACTTACCGAAATCTCAACGCGAGTCAATGCCGAGAGTTGATGGACAATGTGAACACCCAGCTCAGTTTGAGCAAGGGTGAACTCGCCAATACCCATAGTCTCGAAGGGGATGAGTGGCTAAAGTTCGCCAATGGTTTATTTTCAAGTACAATTGAGGATCGCCTCACTCTTATGTTTGGAAACAATGATCGCAAACAGCATCTTGTCAAAATGTATAATTTTGGAGATAAGTTTCGGACGCTGACTATCGGGCAGCCGACAAATTGTACCGGCAAGAATGACTACGAGAAAGTGCGTGTAGACCTGAAGCATTTCTACAATGACCAACCAGACTCTGTCTCCAATAAAAGTAAGCTTATCAATCACACAGTAAAGGTCTTGGAACTTTTCCCAGAGAAGCATAAAGGGTGTATCCAGGTGTTCGACACTTACATGTTTTTTCGCTGGGCGTTCATGGGTATGCTGAGGGGAGAAGAAAAGACGAAGGAGTTTCTGGAGGCGGTCTACAACCCCAACGTGCAAAATGGGGCGTGGTACAAAAAGTGGAGGGCTGATGAGGTGAAGTCTGGGCATGGGACGGAAAAAACCAAGACTGATATCAAATACAATATCTACACCAACTTCTGTGATTCTGTATAATTTTCTAGTCTCATTGTAATGAAAGCTAAAGTGATTATTCCACTCAGCAACTCTGGTATCCTCAGTGCCCATGGCTACGAAGGTGTGAAGGACAAGTCCGAACTCGCGCGACACCGTGCCCTCATGCGGGTCGTCAGGGCTGGTGAACCACCTCTAGGCCTCTTTAGGCGCTTGAATGTTCTCATGATTCTCTTTAAGAATAAAGACCCTAAGTTGTCTAAAATTTTTAAGAAGGATAGAGATTGGGTGCGTGAAAAATTATTATGATACTCATCGATCGCATCGTTCGGTTTCTCAAAAAGGACATCTACCTTCCCTTGAAGTGTTACGCAAACAAAAGACAACTCACGAACCCACGAGACGGTTGTAACTGTAAGAATTTCTGTCGAAAACCCCCAAGTGGGGGCTCTCCAGTCTATGTAAAGATTGAGCCTAAGTATAGACAGAAATACAACTATTACAAATGAACGACGAACCAGCCCTACTCGCCCTCTATGAGTTGGAATCCAAGGTTCTTCCCCACCTGGAGACGATCAATCAAGCCGACCCAGCGGTACACCACTGTCTAGAAGAAGCTCGGACTCTACTCCAAAGGGCTCAAGATATTCTTCAAATGGCTGTCCTAGATCC